TGGTCAGTCCTGAGACTCATGCCGAGTTGAAAGCGTACGCGAAAAATTGGGGCTACAACATGCAAGGCGTGGCCGACGAAGCTATTCAAAAATTTCTCAAGCGAAAGGAACCAAAGTGAACATCGAACAAACCAAAGAAGCCATCCGCGTCATGCAAGCGTTTGCGGATGGGAAGGAAGTGGAACATCGGTATAACGGAAAGTGGGTAAAGATTTATTTACCGAGGTGGGACTGGGATAACACAGAATACCGCATCAAACCCACCACTGTCCTTCGCCCGTGGACTGCGGATGAGGTGCCGCTGGGTGCGCAAGTCAGAAGCAAATCATATCATCCAGATCATCGTTCGCTGATTACTACATCGGGAAGCTCTATGCATCGAGAAGGCTGGCTGAACGGATACGAACACAGCACCGACGGCGGTAAAACGTGGCTCCCGTGTGGGGTCTTGGAGGAGGCGAAATGAACGAAGAACTACTGACCAAACTATTGGAATACATTGACGCAGCAATCGACGCACAGTCTGCAAAAACGAGAGATTACCTTGACGGAGGATTGATTGAGGAGCGTGTAAAATATCGCTTAAGAAACGAACTGTTTGAACTGTTTAATAAGGAGGAGGCGAAATGAATCCAGAACAGCAACAAATTGCTATCGCGGAAGCGCATGGCCGAGTCCAACGGCCTGATGGTTCATGGTTCCCAATAGGTAAAGATTACGGCTCAGCGGGAATCCCCAACTACCCGTTCGACCTCAACGCCATGCATGAGGTGGAGAAGGTGCTGACCAATGAGCAGTTGGAGGTTTATTGCAACATCCTACACAAGCCCAATCACGGCGTTTACTGGGCTATCCACTCCACCGCATCCCAACGCGCAGAGGCTTTCCTTCGCACGATTGGAAAATGGGAGGAGGCGAAATGAGCCAACCAATCAACGACGGAGGACCGTTTTCCGTTGACTTTGCGGTTTGGTTTGCCAAAGTGAGCGCGTGAAACAAATCACGATCATTGCACCGATTGAATCATACTCTTTGATTTCAGATGAAGACTTTGAACTCATTTCAGATTCAAAATGGAGATTGGGGTCAAATGGATATGCTTACAAATCTGGATACAGGAAGCGTGGCGCACAATGTCTCATGCACCGAATCATAATGGGTGCAAAACAAGGGGAAGAAGTGCATCACATCAATGGGAACAAACTTGATAATAGGCGTCAGAATCTTGAGTTAACAACACCACAACAACACCAGATAAGCCATCATTCTTGGATGCTGGCAGAACGAAACAGAAAAAGAAGAATCTATGAAACACACGCAAAATGCATCAGATGCGCAGTGCAGTTCACAAAAGACCCAAACCATAGAGGAAGGCAAAAATGCTGTGGAAAGCGATGTGCAATCATGCTCGCAGTTGAAGCGAGGAAGCGAACCCGCCTTTCCGGTTCCTTCACTCGCCGTGAACAACGGCATGACCATCCGCCAATACGCCGCAATCAAGCTGTGCGTACCTGACAGCGGTCTGCCGTGGCTGGACAAGATGATTGTCCAGTCGAATCGCGAACGGCTTGCAGCAGCGGCGTTGCAGGGCATGTTAGCTGATCCGCAGCGTGAAGGATTGTGTGAGGATTACGCAAAGCACGCATACCTTTGCGCCGACGCAATGCTCAAAGCGAGGGAGGCGAAATGAGAGACTATTTTGGGTTCATAATCCCATGCGTCATCTTGGTTATCTTTGCGTGTGTCGTTTCAAACCTCTGTGGAAGAATGAACGGAATAGATGATATGAGGGAAGCCGCCATCCGCGCTGGCCATGCCGAATGGGTGGCCGACGCGAGCGGTAAGGCGCAGTTCAAATGGAAGGAGTGCAAATGAGCGACACCCCAATATCAGACTCAACACCGCACAACGTAGCCGATCTGGGTATGCAGATCAGGAGGTTGGAGCGACAACTCAACGCAGCCAATAAACTCATCGAGGAAATCGAGACGTCAGGAGTGTACGATGGCCGACCGATTGATAAAACCTATCTCACCATACACTCGGACGTACTTAGTACTATGGTCAGTGAAAAAGCGTACGATCCGCAGGCTACTAAGATCCGCGAGCTACAAGACCGCATCAAGCGGATGGAGGCTGGAGATGCAGCATTGAACTACAGCATTGGCTTGGACCTACAGAAGGAGAATGACGCACTGAAACAGCGCATCAAGCGGCTGGAGGAGGCGGGGGATGAGATGGCTCAAGGGTGTGTAAATAGTTCACGGTTGGCATACCACTGGTGCAAAGCCAAGGATGTTAAGTTATGAAATCTGAACAAAACGAATGGATAAAATGCAATAAACTGAACGCTCTACAAAGCCAAGAAATCATTGCTTTGAAAGCCCGCATCAAGCGGTTGGAGGAGGCGGGTAATGCGTTGCTTTGGTACTTCTGTCCAAAAAACACGGGAGACATCAGTTTCCTGCAATCGGAAGCCATTAAGCAGTGGAACAAAGCCAAGGAGGCCAAGCTGTGAGCTTTAAAGAATGGTGCGGATACATGAAGGAGGAGTGGGAGTTTCATAAGCGACAACCAGAGATGTTCATCGTGTGGGCGACTTACGCATACGGATTGTACATCGCGTTGAAGGAGGACAAGCTGTGAGCATCGAAGAACGAATACTGAACTTCATTGAAGAAGGGTGCGATAAACCTTCTTGGGAAGGAAAAGAACTCCGCGCCATCGCTCTCGAAGTCCGTAAGCGGGAGGATCGGATCAAGCAGTTGGAAGAAATGTACGAAGGAATCCCCGGCGAGCGGCCAGACCTGCTTGGCACAAATGTCATGGGATTGCTCAAGCGAGAATTGATTGGCACTCAGAAGCGGATAAAGCGGTTGGAAGAACTTGGCCACCAACTCCGCGAATGTGCTAGACAGCTTGGATGGACATCAAGTGACGACTCTCGTTGGATTGAGCGAGCAGACGCTATTGTCGAAGCATGGGATAAGGAGGTGAAGCCGTGAACACACAGATCAAAGTGGGCGATACCTGCGAAAAATGCGGCTGGCCAATGACAGAGCAGGAGGACGGAACGCCAATGCATTGTGGCCGAAAATACTATCAAAACGACTACGCATTCTGCCTAGAGAAACAGAATGACAAGGCTCAGCAAGAACTGAAAGCGGCGAATGAATCGTTCAAGAAGCTGAACATACACACTCTCAATCTAGTTGATCGGATCAGGAGACTGGAGGAAGCCCTCCGCCGAATCGCAAATCAGGACTACCGAGGCAATCGTTCGACCGAATCTCAGATAGCCGAAAAGGCGTTGAAACCATGAAACTCATAACCCGACCGATTAAGTGGTCAGTCGTGCCAGACGGAAGTCCACTCTTTGCAGAGTCAGCAACCGAAATCGAAATAGTCGATGAATCCGCAGGAGAGTTCGTAGAAATATCTCAAAGCATGGAAGGCTATGGGAAGATCGGAATCAATCCATCTGATTGGCCGACGCTTCGAGCCGCAATCGACGCAGCAATGAAGCAGTGTAAGGAGCAAAAACCATGAAAACCAAAAACAAGAAGACAGTCATCACCATCGATTCCGATCTGCATGAAGAGATTCGCAAATACTGCGAAGATAACGGAATCAAAATCGGCTTTCTCGCTACCCAAGCGTTGCGAAAGATGATCGATGGAAAGCGTGTCACGCAAGAACCACGCACTTCATCGGCATCTAACGCTTGACGGCGAAGCCACCCGTGTGGGCGGCACAATACCCTTCGCTCGCTATGAAGCAGTGGGCGGAGGGGCAAATTTCCTAAAACTATGAATCTGAGAGAATACCAAAAGAAAGCAGTAGAGTGGGCAAAAACTAACGACGGCCTGATTATCGCACCGGCTGGCAGCGGCAAGACATGGATTGCTGCGAGCATTATCCAGCATTACCACGAATTATATCCTAACATGTGGTTTGGCTGGCTTGCTCCAACACGCGAGACATGCCAGCAAGCGCGCACATCGTTGAGAGTCGCGGGAATTGCAGACAGCATCGTAGACGTTCGTTGTCCGCATGAATCGGTAGACTTCAGCGAGAAGAACCTTCTTATAGTGGACGAAGCGAAGCACAGCCCTGCCGCTGGATGGCGTCGCATCATCGCGTCCTGTAACGGGCTGCACTACGGATTCGACGCTACGCCGTGGGGCGACGATCCAGACCGGAACACGGTGACACGAAATCTTTTCTACAACCGCACCTACGAAATCAAGCGAAGCGACATCGGCGATTCATTGGCCGACGCTTATCTCCACCTCTCCGACGCCACCGATCTGAACCTCAAGCAGAAGATCGACGACAACATCGACCGGCTGTTCACGACAAGACGGCGGTACATGCGGATAAGTGACGACGAATTAAAACGCATGTGCGCCTGGGAATCGCTAGTGGACATCGGTATCTGCCAGAATGATGCGCGCAATCAGTACGCCATCGACTACGCGATAGAACACCTCGACATGCAGACGCTCATCCTCATCCCGCGCATCACGCTTGGCGAGGAATACGAAGCTGCCATTCCACGTTCGCTCCTCGTCCATTCGAAGATCGGCAAGAAGCAGCGCAAGGCAGCGATGGAAGAGTTCAAGGCAGGTAATCTTCGAACCATGATTGCCACATCATTGGCCGACGAAGGACTCGATCTGCCGAATGTCGAGCTTCTGATCATGGTCAGCGGAGGGCGGTCATCGCAGAAGACGATCCAGCGAGCGAGCCGCGCATTACGGAAAACAGATTCCAAAAACTGTGCGACAATCGTGGACTTTTCTGACAAGTTCCACCCCATCGGAGCATACCACGCAAAGAAGCGAATGGAGTGCTACCGTCAACTAGGTTGCGTTTTCCAATGAGTGCATCAAATACGACAGCAAATGATACTGCCACGCCCACCGAGAACGTAGTTTATCTGATCGGAGAACTACGAGGCATCAGCCGACAGACAGAAACCAAGAGCGGAGCATTGATGGTCCGACGGGTCATCTCAATCGCTCGGCATTGGACGGATGCAGATGGCCGATTCCACGAAGACTTCGATGAGTTCGAGCTGTCATCGTGGGGTCAAGTGGCTGAGAAGATTATGGAAGTCGCCAATGGCGCGCTGGTGCGTGTCAAAGGCCGTGTAAAGGTCGAGAAATGGAGCGAGGACGGAGCAACAAAATCAGCGGTTCGAATCGCAGCAGAACAAGTAACAATCCTGTGCTATTAACAACATGAAAACAAATACTTACGTCCCATTGAACGGACACATTCCGAATGCAGTAGTTGAGGAGGTTTTGCAAGACCTCAAAGGTGGAAAGACATATCGACAAATTGTTGAAGACTACGCTGTCAGCCTTGGATGGATTTCGAAGGTGAAGCGCGGTCAGATCAGGAGGAATCAATGAAAACAAATCAATCAATCGTAGCGGTCGATCCTGGCGTTGGCGGAGGATTAGCCGTGAACACGAATCATGGCATTTTCCTTTTCTCGATGCCTGAGTCATTGCCCGACATGGCCAAACTACTAATGGAGTTCAAATTAGCAGATAGCCATCTCTGGGTCGAAAAGGTTCCTAAGTTCGTGAGCAAGCTCACATCGTCCGCGAGCATGGCGACGCTCCATGAGAACTACGGCATCATTCAGGGTCTTGGCTACGCTCAAGGCTACGCGCTGCATCGAGTCGAGCCGAAGGTCTGGCAGGAACCGCTTGGTTTAGGCGGACGCAAATCCTGTGCGACAGGGCCAGAATGGAAGCGTAAGCTGAGGTCTAAGGCGCAGGAACTCTATCCGAACCTTGAAGTCACCTTGAGCAACTGTGATGCGCTTCTGATCCTTCACTATGCCCTAGGAGGCGGAAGGTAATTCACCGATGAATTCTTCGATAACCGCACTTCCAAACATGCGTTGAAACGATGCGCGAGATTCGAATTATCTCCTCCTCTTCGTACTCAGGTTTAGCCAAGTGAAGCAACTCATGGATCAGCGTATCGATCCGTTCCTTTTCAGATTGCCGAGGATCTATCTCGATCAGGTTCTCGCCTTGAAAAGCCTGACCATAAGCCTTTATCCGACCTAGCCTTTTTTCAACGACTTTGATCCTCATGGCGTTTCAATCGTCGTCATCATCAAACACCAAGTGCCAGATAAAAATGAGCGAACAAACAAAACTGTTAGCAGAAGAAACCGACATCGCAACACTGCGGAATGCCATCGAAGAATACCAATTCTTGGCCAAGGTTCTCTTCAAGACTGTCGGCTGCAATTGTGGCGGGGGGGAAGACCTCTGTTACCACTGCGGCCAAGCCGAGCAACAATACAAACACATAACCGAGATATACAAATGACCAACCTCAACAAACCCGCAACGATCCGTGTGGCAGATGCCGATGAAACACCAATCCGAATCGACTTCGATTACTTCGATCAGAAGTACAAGGAATGGCTCATTCGCCGTGGATTCGGCGATGAAATTGGCGGAGCATTCGGAATGAAACGGCCCAATAAACGACGCGGCAAACGGACTCTACCCGATGAACTCTGAAATCACGCGACAACAGTTGTTGAAGGAAGCCCCTCAGTTGATTGAGTATGCCATCCTCCGTGGATGGATGAGCAAGCCGAAGCCTCAGCGAAACCCAGACGGTGTCTGGCATGCGAGCGGTTCCGGTCATCTCGACAACGCTTCCGAAGATGAGATACAAGAACTTAGGAAACAGCTCGGTGCAGGTTGAACTCCTCTCCGACGACGTAGAGATACGAATCGGAGAAACCAAGTGGTCGGGAGTTGTCTACATGCGGGAAGGCAAACGAAAGCTCTACGTTCGAACGAAGGCTGAATTCAATGCCAAGTTCGTCCTGCTAGATGCGAAGCCCTAAACATTACATCGCCGCACAAGAGCAGCTCTTTGCGAAGTTCAAGTCTCGCTCCATACCCATTCAACAATGGAGCAAGTACCTGATGACTCCCAAAGAGCTTGCTCTCCTTTTTCAGAAGCTAGAGAAATCAAATTCTGTTCTTCAAGAGATAGCCACGACTGACCTTGGCAAGTCTGGAGAACTCGCGAGAAAACAACTTGGAATCGAATGAGCAATTCAAATATCGACCGTGCAAGAGCATGGCTTCGCAACACCCCCGGCGCCGTCAGCGGCCAAGGCGGTCATAACGCAACCTTCGCAGTAGCTACCGCTCTCGTTCACGGCTTTGAGCTGTCGCGAGGATCTGCCGAAGATCTGCTCGCCGAATACAATGCGAAGTGCGTTCCACCGTGGAAGACCAACGAATTGGCCCACAAGGTGAATCAGGCGATGAATGTAGCGCACGACAAGCCGAAGGGATGGCTTCTCTCAGCACAGAGCGGAACGCCCGTATCAACGACCGGCAAGTTCGTCGTCCAGAAGATCCAAGCAATTCCGCAACCGGAATCCCGATTTACAACTATCGACTTTCTCAAAGCCTGCTTCGAGCAGGATGAAGTTGTATGCATCTGCAACGACATCATCTGCGACGAGGAAGGTAAAGGTAGGCCAGCGTCCAAGGGTACGTTCCTCAAGCGCGACGAATGGATTGAGAAACACTTCACGCCGCCCATCAGTGGCATGTGGACGAGCGATGAGAGCCGTGGCGCATACGTCCGCATCAATCCGTGCTTGGATGAGACAGGATCGGATTCCGGTGTATCAGCATTCCGCCATGTGCTGGTCGAGATGGACGAGAAGACGAAGGACGAGCAATGGACGATCCTGAAGGATTCGAAGCTGCCGCTATCGGTCGTCATTGATTCCGGCGGCAAGAGCTTGCACGGCTGGGTGCGCGTCGAAGCGGCGAACAAGGAAGAATGGAACGAGCGTCGCGACGTTGTTTATCGCCATCTGGAAGCTCTCGGCATCGATCCGAAGAACAAGAACGCGAGCAGGTTCAGTCGCCTTGCAGGTGTGATGCGCGATGGCAAGGAGCAGAGGCTTGTCGCCATCAATGTGGGCGTCGTGAACTGGGATGCGTTCACGGACTATCTGGAGTCTCAGGACATGCCTCAGGAGTTCACGCTCCAGAGCATCATCGATTACGATCCTGAGAATGACCCTGACAACCTGATCGGCGACAGATGGATTCGGCGCGGTTCATCGGTTCTCTTTGTCGGGCAAAGCGGATGCGGCAAAAGCTCGATGGCGTTCTATCAAGGACTGAGGTGGGCCATTGGTTCGGATTGGTTCGGTTGTCAGCCGGTACGACCGCTTAAGGTGGCCTACGTTCAAGCTGAGAACGACATTGCCGATCAGCATGATGCACTGAAGGGAGCCGCGCAGATGGTCTTTGGAAGCGATTGGCAGAATGGATTGCGTCGTGCAGACATGCTGTTCTTTCGCGAGGCAGTTCGAACCGGCGTAGATTTCACGACCATGCTGCGTCGTCTCATCCGAAAGACGAAAGTAGACATTGTCTACATCGACCCTCTGCTCTCTTACATTGGCGGCAATCCATCGGACATCGAGGTCTGCGCGAACTTCACGCGGCATCTGCTCCAGCCGATTATGATGGAGACGGGTGTCGTCATCGTACTGGTTCATCACTTCCCCAAGCCGAAGGGTAAAGACGACAAACCGGAGAGCGTGGCAGATATGGCCTACTCAGGATTCGGATCGTCTGACCTGACCAACTGGGCGAGAGAAGTAATTGTGCTGAAGGAGGTCGGATTCAATCAGCCACGACGCTTCATGCTCGGAATGGCGAAGCGCGGAGACAGGTCAGGACTGAAGGACAAGAACGGAAACAAAACCGGCTCCATTGTCATCCAGCGAGGTGTAGGAACCATATCCTGGGACTACGCACCGCCTGAAGTATTCGTAGTCGATAAGGCGGCAGCTAAGAAGCCGTGGGGCGGACGACCTAGGCGTTAGCTACCAAGCTCGGCAACTCCAGTGCCGAGGCGTCGTCTTGTCCGTCGCTGTCGCACAGTTATGCCGCGCACGGAAGTTCTTACGACGCTCGGGATTCGACTTCTTGATCGTCATGTTCGCATCACCGAATCGAACTTTGATGACGTTGCCGTTGTCGTTCTTAACGTAGACAGCACTCTTCTTCCGCTCTCCCGGCGTGTAGAACGGCTTGTTGAGCGTCACCTTCTTACCCTGATAGGTGTTACCTTTCTTGGAGAGGGAGGTTTTCATTTCGGAAGTTCTCCGGTGTCAGCGTACTTGCTCAACGCATCGTAAACAGAAGCGCGAGGAAGATTTGCGAATTTCTCCATGATGCGAGCGGTTTCAGCCGCGCTTCGATATCCAGCAGATCCAGATGCGCGAGCTAACGCTTTTGCCGCAACACTGTAGAATCCGGCGTTTACAGCGTCAGCCATCAATCCCATGAATCCTTCAACAGGCTTACCAGCAGCAGTCTTAAGAGCGGCTTGAGGTATTCCAGAAACAAGCTCCTCAGCAGCTTGGCCAACAACCAATCCACCGCCACCACCGGCAGCGCGTTGAGCATTCAGGATCGTTTTGTATCCTGGAATTATGTCATCAACGATCTGCTTGTACAAAGTAGGTCCAAGTATCTGTTCAGAGCGTTTGATCTTGGACATCGGTTCCAGCTTCGGACCTGTTCCAGCCGCAGTCTCAGCAAGAAGCAAATCTTCAATTTGTTTTGCGCGAGTAGAAATCAAAGCCTCCTTGGCCAACTTGTTTCCAGCGATAGACTCACGCTCAAGATATCGAATAACCGATCCAACATCTTTCACGTTTGGAAGAAGCTGAACAGCATCAGAAGCCAATGCAAATCCGGCTGGAGTCTTTGTGTTCAAGATATCCAACAACGCTTGCGGACCTTGCTTTTGTCCTGTCGATTGAAGGAAATCTACAAACTTTGAAAGCTGGTCGGATGTTCCAAGGCCAATTTTCTGCAAAGCTCCTGGGCTTTGTATTTCAATGTTGTTGATTGTGCCAGCGAGCTTTTTGTAATCGATGGCCCCAGTCGCAACATCGGTTGCATCACTAACTATTCCAGAACGAATGGAAGAATAGACATCCTCAAGATCTGGAATTTTAACAACGTTTTCAGGAATATCGGCAAAAGTAAAGTTTTCGCTTATTGAATAGCTTTTTTTGAGATTTTTAAGCTGAGCTGCTTCGTATCGTGAAACAACCCTTCCTTTTGTTGTTTTGAATCCAGCAATCGTAGCCTCAGGGTCTATGTTTGGATACTTTTTGGACATTTTTTCATACGCCAATGCGTGAAGCGGACCTTCAAAAACCTCACCCCCTTTGTACGGTTGAACAGTAGCAGAAACTAAATCTTCGATAGTTTCTGAACGGGAAACTTTTTGAGGAATCCTAGATTTTAGTGTGTTGATTAAATCTTCGAGATTGGCGAACTCTGGCGCAAGAAGACCCTGAGCTTTTACACCGCTAACAAGTGATTGCCCAAGTTGTCCACGCTCCATCGTCTCTGGAGCGAATGCCCGACGAACGCCAAACAAATTTAGTTTTGGACGAGCAGCAGCATAAAACTCATCTCCAGCAACAATCGAACTTGCCGCTTCTTGACCAATCGAAGACGGAGCTTGTTGAGAGATTGTATCTGAAAGTTTTTTTGCGAGGTTGCGAACTTCACGCTGCGCGTTGTTTCCAATCGCCTCTCCTGCGTAATCTGCAAAGTCGTAAAGTTCGTCTCTAATTCCCTTCAGCTCTTTCAACGTGGCTTTCTGAGGAATTGAAACGGTAAGCGGTGCGGTAGGATCTGGCGACGGAGGGGCTGCAACGGTCTGTCTCCTAGACAGAATTTTCTTAGCCTCTGTAAGACCTCCGGCAGGAATATCGGGAATCCTGCTCAAAAGATCGTTCGCTTGAGATGCAAACGATTGCTGTCCAGAAGGCGCAGAAAACAAGTCAAATGCAGCAACGTTTTCAAACTCATTGGCCTTTCCATAGAGCCTGTTTGCCTCAGCTTTGATTGCGTTCTTTGATTGTTCTGCAATCGATTCAATCTGTTGGCCAGCAGGAACAACACGGAACGCAGAAACATCCTGACCTTTGAAAAGAGTGTTTCTAATCGTGTTCTGGTATTCTTTCCGCGCCTGATCAACAGCACGTTGTTGCGCTTGTTTCTGCGCCTCTCCCCTTGCCGATTCAAGAATTGACTCTGCGTTTTTTAGATTTGCAGAAGCGTTGGCAATGTCATCGATTTCATTGGCATTGAGTGCGCCAAGAAGTTTGCGGGTGATGGTGTCGGCACCCTCAGCAGCGACTCCCGTAAGCCGTTGAACAGCGGTCTTAATCTGCTCTCCCTGTCGAGCCAACTGTTCTGTTACCGGACGCATCCCAGCGCGCGATTCAATTCTGGATTCAAGCCCAGCAAAACGAGGCATCGCCTGACCGAACGTGGGTTGAACACCAGCACCGATTTTCTCTACCGTAGCAGCGCGTTCAGCCGCACGTTCAAAACCCGCTCCAGTTCTTCCAGCAACAGCCGCTGGAATCTGAAATGCTCCAGTCAATGCCGCAGGAAGCAGTCCTGCTTCAGGCTTGAATTCCCCGGTTCTAACAGCTTCTCCTGCCACACCTCCAGCACCTTGCATTGCGATGTTTGCAGCAGGTTTCAAAACGCCACCGCCACGAAGAATCGGAGCTGCCCCCATTGCTCCAGCAGCAGCCATTTCACGGCCAGAAAATTCCTGCCTTTGACCAAGAAGTTTTTCTAAGGTTTGCCCAACCGCTTCTCCAATCGCGGACGATAATGCGCCAGCTCCCATCATTGCTGGAACCGACATTCCTCCGGTAAACGGAGCAACAGCCAATGCTGGAGCAAGTCTTCCGGCAAGAGGTAGCATTTGGGAAGGTTCTGGTGCAGTTTCATCAAACATCGATGGCGCACCAGCGGCAGCAAGGCGAGATTCTTCCTGCTGCATCGCCTCGCCCAACCGAGCAGCGTCACTCATTGTCGCTTGCCTGATCTGCTCTGGAGAAAGAGCAGAAACAAGACCCTGCTCTTCACGACGGCGCATTTCGCCAACAGTGGCCGACTGCTGCACAGCTCGATTCAACTGAGCGGTCGATCCGACAGCAGCAGCGGCTTCTACTTGAGGAACAGAAGGTTGAACGGGAACAGCATTGCTCGATTCCATTCGCCGAGCGACTTCGGCTTTAAGGCTCTGAAGAAGCTCAGATTCTTGTTGGGAAAGTGGCATAAATTATTGCTTCGCTTCCAGCTCTTGGATTAACCGCTGCATTTCCTGAAGGCTCATCAACTCTGTGGACTGAGCATTCGACTGAAACGGAACAGCCGAAGCCGAATACGCAGCGGTAGTTCTAGTTCCAAATGGTGTCGTAGACCATCGTTCATAGAACGACGGAAGAGACTTGTCGATGTTTCGACCAATCGTCCCCCGCGCACTCCGCTCAATCCGCTTCCTAAACTGATCGAGCTTGATAATGGAGTTCTTATCGAACGATCCACCGATTTCCTGAGCGATTCGCTTGCCTTCGCTTTCAGTGACGTTCAGACCAGACGTGGTTCTTGCGGTTCGATTTACAACGCCCATGAAGTCGGCCAGCAACTCCAGAGCGTCCTGCTTCATTGGATCTTTCTCGGTCTGAACTAGGGAGCGAATCTTGATTTCAGTTGTAGGTATCGCTCCAAGAAAATCAGTGAATTTCTTGCCGGGATAACGGGATTCAAATTCGGCGATTCCGTCTTGAAGAGAATCAATCGTCTCCATGACAGCAAATTCATCCTCCAGCTTTGTCGCTGTCTTAGCTTCAAGCGGTTTAAGCCGTCCGCCCCCTCCGATAAATGTCTGTCTCAATTCAGCTTCTTTAGCTGGCGAAAGTTCTTGTCCAGAAGCCTTGGCCTTAGCCTTAGCTGCTTGAATGAAAAGTTCGGTGTTTTTACCAACTGCACCAATCTTTGATTTCTCTCCAGCTTCAGCAGCCAAAAGAGCTTGAGGCGCAATTTCTTGAGGAATCTGCCCAGCATCAATCATGCTCTGAACAGTGTCTTTTCCAAGTCGAGCAAACGAACTCAACTTGGAGGCTTTTCCAAGTTGCTCTTCTTCAGACTTCTTCTGCGCAATCAACCCATCATCAATGACATATTTTCCGTCAGAAGTGCGCGTTAGAGCGTTGTACTTTCTAGCCTCCGTTATTCTGCCTGCTTCAAGCTGATCAGTAAACGCGGCAAGTTTTGCCTGTTCTTTGATGAGTTTTGCGCGAGCAGAATACGGCTCCAATCCGTTGATAATCTGAGTCGCTTGCTGATTGAACTGCTTCGACTTGAATCTTGGGAGAGCTGGCATCGTACCACCCTCAGTCTCGTTATTCAAGAAGTCAGAAACCTGCTGATTGAACGCCTGAAAAGTATCGTACTCGGCAGTCTGCGCTTCTTGCTCCGCCAACGCCTGAGCATAAGCATTCGACTGGATCTTGTTCTGAAGATCGTACTGACGCTGCCGCATAATCTGATCCGCAGTCTGGAGTTTTATCTGCTCCATCATCCGCTGCTGCGTCTGTGCGCGGTCGAACAGCGATGCGCCTAGCTGAAATGCTTGAAGAGATTGGTCGGCCATAAGATTAGCGTCCGTAGATTGAAGAGCCGTACTCTGGGAATAGGCTGGTAGATTGCTGGAAAAATTCAGACGTAGTGGTGGGCGTAGGGTAGAGATTGGCGTAAAGCTCAGGATCGTTCTGCGGATTGTACGAAGGCGACGGCCCACGTTGGCCAGCCATCAACCCCTGATACATTCCGTACTGCGACAGCGCGCCACCGGCAACACCGCCAAAGTTGGTAAGCGCAGTCTGCGCCGCCTGCTGCATCGGAGAAGGAGCGGCAGCAACCTGAGCGGCAGTCAAATCACGACCGTACTGAAGTTGATTCTGCTGCGCCAACGCATTGATACGCTGAGAAGGACTGATGAACATGCTGCTCACTGAGAACGGCTGAACCATGCCGAACGTCCGCTGCTGCTGGATGAAGTTCTGCGCTTGAGCAAGACCCTGATTCTGAATCTGCATGCCGGTCAGGCCCAAGTCGCGAGCGGTCAGCGCACGACCAAATCCAGATCCTGCGCCAAATCCTCCAGACAAAGCGCGTCCAGCGGTCGAACGCTGAACCTGAGCGGAAACCTCAGGAGAAATTTCACCACGCAATGCTGCCCCAATGTTCGCTCCAGCCTGAGAAACAAGCTGGTCATAGCCAGGAATCGCACGACGAAGCTGCGTCTCAAGCTGAGATTGTTCAGCGGCAGTTGTCTTTTGCGCCAGCTCGGTGGCAGGTTGAAGCGCGGCGATGTTCTGCTGAATCGCCTGCTGCTGCTCCTTAGCGAAATCAATCGGCTTCAGCTCAGGAACCTTCGGCTTCTTTCCGCCGAACAGTCCGCCGAGCAGACTTCCCGCTGCCGAGATTCCTGCTCCGCCCAAAATTGCCGCTGCTATTGCCATAAATTATCCTTTTGGTTCAGAACCATTGCGAGAATCCACCGCCATTTAATCCTACACCGACCATGCGTATCGTCGCAACCGCATCGCCCAGATACTGCATCGTCTGCTCCTGAACAGCTTGAACCGCTTTGGCTTCGTAGGCCACTGCTTCCTGAATCAAATCGTTCTCCTCCTTGCGAATCGCCATGACCATCAGCTTGATGGCATCAGGACACGGAGGAATGAGGTAGTCATTGACGCTCGTCGCGTTGATATGGCGCATCTTGCCAATCACCGTGACGGTCTGAGTGCATGAATCGCTGTTCCGACCAGTCCAGAAGCTCCGACGATACTGCGGCAAAGTTTCATCAGGGTCGTAAACTGCCAGATCAATCTCAGCAAAAATTGTTTGATTGAACTCGTACAACCGCGATGCGGTATTTGTTGCCTCCCTGATTACGCCGGTCAGTGCGGTAAATTTCTTGGAAGACTGAACGTACGGCAAAGCGAGCGTCAGCTTTTCGCCGTCAATCCATAGACCACCGGATTGGGTGCGAATCCATTGGCCATTCGAGTCGTAGCCTTGGAGCGTTATGGTTTTGCCGACATCTGAAGCATCGCCAGGATAAACTCGAATGTAGCTATTGATGCCGCCAGACATATCGCGATATGAAACAACAGTACCACGATCAACGAGCTGTTTTCCTGCGCACGGGTTGCAGCCGCTGAGGAGTCCGAATCCGGTTTCTTGGAATTCATACCATTGGTTGCGAACAGATCCTGTTCCGCAGCAGTCTGCAACGGCTTCGATGGTTTCGATTGAACGAGGCCAAGTGATGCAACCGTCTACGGTACAAACGGTGAAACGTCCGTAAGAACCCGCCCACAAGCCCTTGTGTAGAAGCCTTCGACACGCTTGGTTGATGTAGTCGTAAACGCGCTGATCATCGACACATGTGCCGATAACCCGAGCGATTGTCGAGCGGATGTCCTGAACGATGAGCTTCATTTGGTGTAGTAGACTCGGGCCGTTCGCTTGATAAAGTAAACACCGTAAAAAGGCGGAAGATTGTTATGGCCGATGGCGTTCTGACTGTCGTTGCCAGTCTTGTCAGCGTTCGTTGTTCCGACATCTCCGGTCGTGATACTCGGCCCAGAACCGCCGCCGCCGCTTCCCGCAGCACCTTGAAGGATCTGTGTCGGGTACGAACCAAGTCCAGTCCATGACTTGTTGACGAGGTAGTAATCGTCGTTTGCAGGCGCAATCAGTTGAGCGACACCGTGAGTGTGTTCGTTGAATGCGGTTTCAGGAACGGTCAGCGTATGCTTATCTTCACCAGCAACAGATGTGGTCGTCGTCGTTCCATTGACATTCACCGTACCGCTCGCCGCAAACGCTCCAACGCCAACCGGGAACCGAGCATCGAAAGCTGTGTCAACCTCCCACATTGGGCCGGTCGTATTAGTAGCCGTCACGGTTCCATCGCCACCGTCGTAGCTTAGGACATCAGCAGCAGTACCAACGAAGATACGACGCTCAGGACCGTTGGCAGGAATAGGATTCTTTCTCGCCCAGTATCCACTGACGCGAACCCACCACTCACCGTTCTCGTCCAACCACGGATAAACCTGATTGTTTAGCGCAGGCGTCGATGCTCCGTAATTGAAGAACGAGTTTCCAATCGAGCTGTTGAACGTCGCTTGAGTGCCGCTGATGATGTCGTTGGCCAAGTTCTGGTAATTGAGCGGACAATATGATACCGGCAGACTCGGCGGAGTAAGAGTGATGAGAGTAAGGTTTGGCATAATTCTAAGGTTATTCCGACGAGTAGGTCAGAGGATTGACATCGCAGACATCAAGCGGTGTGCAAGCAGGGAATACCGTCCGGCACTCGCCAACACTCGATTCCTGAATGTCGTAGGCGTGAACTCGAAGACTCTTGATACGGCAATATCCCATGATGGTCAGCATGACCTGAACCTCGTAAAGATTGCGAGCGGGAGTGCTGATCGTCGCGTTACACGGCGAATCCGATGGAGTCGGGAAACGCATCTTAGGCCGGTACTGCGGCTTGAAGTTCGTAATCGGACAAAGATCCAAGCACTGCGTCACAGTCGCGCATTCGGCAAAGTCAATCCACTCGATCCAACCGGGATACTGGTCCGGTCGATAGGTGACATTGAAGGAGACATCGCCTTCAAGCTCATCGATGAACAAGTCGCCGGAATCGAGTCGCTTCAGACCAAACGGAACCTCGAAATTGTAGGCGCGAGTCTGCACCTGCCATTCGATTTCCTTCTTGGGAGTCGCACTCAAGTTTATGTCGAACCTTTCGGCTTTGGTGATTTCCCAAATCTGGATCGTGTCGTCCGACCCGCGAGCAATCGCAAAGCAAGCGTCTCCGTAAGCGTTCTCGGTCTTGACGAGCTGCAAGATGTTCAAGCCAGTCCAGATACCTGACCAAGCTGGAGGAGCCTTCTTCCGCATCGAAGTGATAAGCTCCATATCCAACACGGATATAGCCTTGTGAATGACTCCCTCTGAATTGAAACGAGGCTGAGAGGTCATCAGCAAACGGTTATCGAAGACAACCGCAGAGCTGGCCCACAAAAGGTTTGTCTGATCGTTCTCGACGATGGGCGTCATCTCGCCGCTGATAGGAGTATTGCCCCAATCGGTGAACGACCGGCGAGCGATGATGAACGAGCGGATGCCGTCGATAGCTCGGTAGAAGACATCGCCATTGACGGTGATGGCCGACCGTGCGCCTAACGCGCCGCTGGTCAGCAAGCTGATAGCCTGAATAGGATAGTTCAGGTTCTTCCAAACATCACGGTCTACAGGAGCTTGGACGCTGAAGACGTAGCGAGGTGTGAAGACAAGAAGCGGTCCTTGGCCAAGCGATGTGTCTGGATTGCCTGGGACGGCCATTGCCGTGATGCCGCCTGAATCCGACGGAACCGCAAAGTCGCCGCCTTCATTGAGGAAGGTGTTCTCGGTTTCTTTGAGAACGCTGGCTCGCGTACCGTCTCCATAAACGATGTCTGTTGCTCGGAATGAAAAACCGTTTGGCAGTGCGTACCAGATGCGGCCATTGACGTAGGCCATAACTTTGCCGCACTTGATTTCATCGTCATTCGCTCGACGCAGGCTTGTTCCGTTGAAGATGAGCGGCTTGCTGAAGCCATCCTGAATGACGACAAAGTTCTCAGCTTGAACCATCCAACCATCGAGTAGATTGGAAGGATTCTCTAGGTCAGCGGACAGCGTGATGTTTTGAGCCTTATTCTGAAGGCAGTCGTAAAGCCACACTTTACCACTGATCAGCATCAGGATGAACGTGCGGCCATCGTCCGAGATGTATGGCAGCGCGCATTGGAAAGTTCCGGTCAGACCTTGAGGGCCGTAGCAATCTTCTGACCAACCGTCCGCTGTAACGTTCGTCTGATCTGCGGTAATCTCGGCATTGTCAGCGGTGATACTAACGCAAAGGTCGTAGTCTTTTTGAACGTAACCGGGGCGAGGAGAAACGAATCCTTCGCGGAAGTTGGCATTGACGGCGAACGCAACCTGATTCTTGTCCACCTCGGAAGGCATCACGCTAGCATCAATGCCACCTTCAAAGGTAACAGATCCGTCCGTGTACCTGCGTGGTGCGCGTTCGCTCATGGTTTAAGCCTGAATACGCTGGATGGAGAAGGAAGAACCTGTATTAAAAAGAGAACTATTTGTCGCTGACGCAATAAACAGTTCGTAGAAATCAGATGCTGACGCTTGATCTAAAAACTCAACCGCAACGGGAGGGTCATTTACCGCTGAAATTCGATACCCAACACTGTAAATAGGCGTCGCGTTCTTTCTGATTTCCAAAGTTATATCGTAAACACCTGCAACAAACCCATTATGGACCAGCGCGCTTAAACGATAGTATCCAGCATTTGATGCGGTAAATCTACCGTTTGCAGCAGTAAAACCAGAAGCCGTGTCAATTCCTGAATAGGTGGTTAACGGGTATGTGGTGGAATTAAAAGGATTTGCCGCCGCCGAAATACTCGGAGCATTCGAAGTCACCCTCCGCGTAAACGTGACGTAGCTGAACGATGCTGCGGCGGTTGCCGCGATGGTAATGGTTCCTGCTCCATTCGTAATCGCGACGCCAGATCCTGCCGTCAATGCGGCCACCGTGTATCCGGCTCCATTTCCGATTGGGAGTTGGCCATTGGTAGGAACTGTGGTGACGCCCGTTCCACCCTTGGCAATCGGCAACGTGCCGCTGATGTCGCCGACCGGAACCGTCGCAACGGTCGAGACAGCACCAGCACCGCCAGATCCAGCGGTTTTCATGTAACCGGCTGACAAAGAGTCGAGAGCTGTCTCGTTTGTCAAAGTTACGTCCGATGTCCGGCAGATGTATGAAGCTCCATCCGGCGCACCGCCAGACACACCGGCAGCACCTTGAGGACCAACTCCGCCAGCCAAAGTCACAAGTGAATTACTGGGAATCAGAGTTGTAGGAACCGCATTTGGAATTCCAAGCACTCCAGAAGCAGGATTTAGAAGCGTGACATTGAGTCCGGTTACATCTGTCACCTGCATGTACCCAACACCCTGAATCGAAACGAAAAACTGTCCGGCGACTGATTCAGGAAGAAAATTCGTGTTAGTAACGGGAACAACGACCGATGCTCCGAGAGCCGGAACAAAAAACGAAGCGGTCGTATAAGAAAACGAATTTACGCCGTTCGTCCCATTTGTTCCGTTCGTTCCAGCCTGACCGCGAGGGCCTGGAATGTTGACGACGTATGGGTTGGGGCAGCTCATGTGAAAATGGTCCTCTTATCTCCAAGTTCCCGCAATTTTAATCTTAGGCGTAGACTGCTTCCAAACGCCCAAAACCTTGATCCAAGTCACCGCTTCCTTCCAAGTTCCAGATATTTTGATCCAGAACTTGTTGGATGGCGAAGATCCTTGGTTTGAAAGAAGGGTGAGAAGCATTTAGATCAGCCTTCCCAGATTTGTGTCGTGGTCTGTCCAGCAGCCGATGCCAGTCACTTCGATGGCGTCTCCGTTTGCGATTAGGTCAGCAGACGGCGGGTTTCCAAAAGCAACCGGTTGGTCGGTTGCGTAAAAAACGCCTCCAACCCAGCAATCCTTAAGGAAACGCAATATCTTCATTTTACGCAAAGAAGATGTCCCCAACGATGTCGCCAACACCGACTGCTGCGGTGTCCGCATCGGCCGACCCCGTGACTGTCGTGAGTCCGATGCCAGTGGCGAACGTAATTCCACCTTCAAGTTTCATTTGGGCTACACTATTGGGCGGGATTGCAATTGTGCGAACAACGCCAGTCCCTGCGGTCGGCGTCGTGATTTGGTTGTGGAGTTTGACATATCGCCATGCTGCGTTGGTGTTGGCCAATGCCCAACCTAGGACACGGCCAGCAGAGGCTTTGACAATGGTGGCGTTGGTTGTTGCTGCACTCACTAAATGCGCTCCTGAGGCGGCACCTGTGGCGTTGCCTCGATATTGTTGGCCAACATCACCAATGAGGTTTGTACCTGCCGCAATTGAACCCGTTCCGATATTTGCAGTAACCGTACCGGATACGGTTACCGTTCCAGATTGTGTCACCGGCAGCGGATTTATTGCGCCCTGCGCCCGATTACCCTGAATGTAGACGGGCATATTGGCGAACTTCTCGATGGAACAGAACGACATCGTCCACGTCGTCGATGAGGCTGGAGCGGTTGTGCTGTTGAACGACCAGACGAACAGGTACAGATCCAGATTGTCGTCAGGGATGTTTTCGAGGCGGTTGGCTCGGACGACAACAGTAGGCGTCGTCGTTGTCGCTCGAAGCTGATCCGCCCAGAACACTTCACGACCGGTTAGCTCGCAGGTGATGATCGTGCCGGGTGATGTGGTCGTGTTGATCGTTGCAGCAGTGTCGCCAGTCGCCCAACCACGACGCTGGGCATCGACGTTGATGGCTGTGGCGGTGGCTCCGTTGACGAGATTGCGGACATACGAATGACCGAAAATCGTCGCGGTGCAGCTACCGGAAGCAGGCCAACCGGCAACGGTTAGATTGTAAGAAACACCAGCGACAACCGAAGCGATGGCGTAGCGGCCCGGCACGCCAGCGGCACCAACGATCTTTCCAACATGAACAAACTGACCGACGCTGGTTGAAGTGAACGCATGACCCGATTGAGCAACGGTGATGCTCGTAGCCGAATTGATCGTGACGGTCAGACCTTCTCCAACAAGGTTGGCCAGCATGACAGCCAGATTGTTGTTGGCAATGCGTTGACTGGCAACGATTGAGAACTTGAGGCGCAATGCGCCGCGCCAATTTTGGACGCTGCGAGTGAAAAATTCTTGGTTGGTCGTTGTTCCTGCAACAATGTTGAGTGCGCCGGATGCTTGGTTGTATGAGACACCTGTGCCGATTGTCGGGGTCTGAAATTGACTGGAGATTACCGACGCGCCGACCTCACTGAACGACACGTTCCAGATTTCCTGACCGATTGCTCGGACGGGTGCGCCGGATGCCTCGTTGTCGAGAACGCGAGTAGCTAGAGCGGCGAGTTTGCCGTTGATACCGGAAGTCGATGTCGCAATGGCCGAGGTGTCTGCTTCGACGGCTACCAGAGTGGTTTCGGTTGCTGCGCCGGAAGGTAGCGGAAGAGTGGCTGCATCAATTTCGACTGGCGTTGCTCGAAGCTCTGCATTTGTCACTGGTCCAGAAACGGGTTGAGTCGCTTGCCAGAATGTCCCTGTGACGGGAGTACTTGGCATTGAGGCAATGCTGACCGGCTGTGTGGCTTGGAAGAATGTTCCAGATACGGGCTGTATGGCTTGGAAGAATGTGCCGCTGACAGGAACCGCTGCTGCCCTTAGCTGTGCATCTGTCAACGGTTGAGACAATCCGGTGTTAGCCGTAATGGTTCCACTCACCGGCACGGCCGAGGCTCGAAGCTGAGTATCGGTCAATGGGCCGGAAACTGGCACTGAACTAGCCCTAAGCTGTGCGTCCGTAAGCGGCTGACTCAACCCAGTGTTTGCCGTAACCGTACCACTCACCGGCATTGGGTTGCTGGACGAGACATCGACCGCTACGCCATCGGTTCCAACGCCAATCTTAACGCGCTGATGCAAAACTCCGCTAATATCATCAGCGGCTACCGTAGCTCCGGTTCCAGGTGTGTATCCTACGTTGTCGGCCATAGATTAAATGTATTGAAGATAAATGTCCCCGTCAGATCCGCCAGTTGGCGATGCGGTTCCGCTTGTAATGGTTTTTTGAGCGTCAAGATTCGACCGAGCGGAAGCAGCCGTAATCGCCCCAGTACCTCCGCTTGCAACAGCAAGAGTTCCACCAAGGGTCATCACGCCACTCGTCGTAATTGGAGAATTCGCAACGGTCAGTCCAGTGCTTCCGCCAGAAACTCCCACACTGGTTACAGTCGGTGCCGTGTAAACGACGTTTACGACGTTGAGCGCGTAATCCAGCTCGTTTTCAGCAATCGTTGAAACGACTCCAGTTCCTGAAAATTGAATGGAAATGTCGTAGCTACTCATGGCACAACTGTAATTCCATCGCAGACGATGAGCTTGTAGGTTCCGGTCGTTTTCGGACCAAAGGTTCCAACAACCTGAAACGAGAAATCAACGTAGTAAGTCCCCGCAGGCCAAGTCGCGGTGGACACACCGGGAGCGTTGAATATGATCGTAGCGTTTCCGCTTCCATCGACCGTTCCGGCTACGGTTCCAAAGTTGTAGAGAACAACATCAGACGAATCTCGGATCTGAGAATACCCGACAATTCCTGCCCAAGAAATGGGCGGGTTGGCCGGAATAAAAAGCGAAACTGCAAACTGCTCCCCAATTTTGATGGTCATTATGCCAATAATGGCGCAATCATCACCTGAAGGTTGGCAGTCGGTTGCCGGTGTCGCGCAGGGCGATGAGCAGGAAGATCCGAAGTAGGGTTGCGCTGGCATAACCGTGTTAAAACTCTGAATCCACTAAGTTTTTGTGCAAGAACAAAACATCCAAGAGCAACCGCTCATAAATCACAAGTACGGGATTCGTTCACCCGTCAAAATTCCTGATCTGGAATTGGAGCTGTACGCTTTCCGTAATCGACTCCAACCGAATGAGGGCGGTCTAGGTACTTTCAACCATTTTGTTAACGCCACCAAAATGCTCTGGCCAAAGATGAGTTGGAACCCGTGGTTAGAAGCTCAAGTCGAAAGCCTCTGCGAGCATGACTACGTTGGATGGGCAGGATGCGGAGCGAGCGGAAAGACCTTTGGAGCAACGCTTTTTGCGACGGTTTGGTGGTTAGCCAACCCATCCAAGACAACCGTTGTTCTGACATCGACGACCGCGAAGATGATCCGAAAGCGTATGTGGGCTAATCTTCAGGATCTTGTTCGGAAATCGCGTGGATTCCCCGGAAACATGGTCGATTCGAAGATGGCGTTACAGGCTGTCAAAGGTGACGACCGGCACTCCATTTCAGCTATCGCAGTCGCTGAAGGTAACACCTCGAAAGCAGTGGCCAACATTCAGGGTATTCACGCCGAGCGGGTGATGGTCATCATCGACGAAGCAACGGATACGCCTGAAGCAGCGTTCGAAGCGTGTACGAACCTCTCCAAGGGTTGCCGCGAGTTTAAAATGCTGGTTATCGGGAATCCGGCATCAAAGTTCGATCCGCACGGCAGATTCTGCACACCGGCAAAGGGATGGCGCAGCGTCACGATTGAGGACCAGCATTGGCTGACTGAACGGGGCATGTGCCGACGGTTCGACGGCATGAAGTCGCCGAATATCAGCGAGGGTAGGACAAAGTATCCGTACCTCATCACCCACGATCAGGTCTTGTCGGCGATGCGCCATGAGGGCGAGCAGAGTCCTACGTTCTGGAAGTACACACGCGGATTCTGGAGTCCTGACGGCATGGTCAAGACCGTGCTGTCTGAGTCGCTCATCGAAACGCACACACCTACAAAAAATTTGGTGTTTACTACGAATGTCCAGATTGTCGCGGCTCTCGATCCGGGTTTCGGAGGTGACAGATGTGTCCTTCGCTTTGCCAAGGTCGGCACCGCCAACGACAAGCTGAGCATTCTCTTTCAGGACATCATTCAAATATCGCCTAACGCACAGCTCACTGAGCCGGTCCATTACCAGATAGCCAATCGAGTTAAAGAGGAATGCAACAAGCGCGGAGTTCCACCGGACAAGTTCGCTCTCGATTCAAGCGGTGAGGGCGGCGGTCTGGCGGACATTCTGACCAGAGAATGGGGTGTGGTTCATCGCGTCGAGTTCGGCGGTTCTCCATCGACCATTCCGGTTAGCGACGAGGATAGTAGGCCATGCAATGAGGCTTACGACCGCAAGGTGACGGAACTCTGGTTCTCGATGCGTAAATGGGTTGTAGAGGAGCGGGTCGGCGGCATGGACATCGAGACGTTGCAGGAGTTCTGTGCGCGAATGTTCGACGATTCTAAGCGCAAAATATCGGTCGAATCTAAGACCGTGATGAAGCAGCGGACTGGTAAATCGCCTGACTTAGCGGACGCTGCTGTAGTCTTGCTTGATCTGGTGCGTAAAACCGCCTCATTTGAACCGCGAGCAACAAAAGCTGACAAGGTATGGGAAAAGCTGGTGAGAGACGCAGACTCAATTTACTACGACGCAGAAATATGAGCGGCTACAAGATCCTCAACGAACACAATGTCATTCCTGGCGGATGGAACTATCGAGTTCCTGAAACCGGCATCGAGATACCGGCAGGTTCATTGTCGCAGCTCCGCGAGTTCGTCCGCAACCATTACACGGCCAACGCGGTTAAGGTTCCAGCCAACCTCGACACTTTAATCACCGAGTATCAGTGTCGTAACGGTGCCGATTGTTCCTATGACGAAGTTGAGATTCCTAAGCCAGCAGGTTTGAAATCTCTTCAGATCGGAGACGTTATCCGCTTCAGCATGAGCCTGCTTCATGGACTGACTGTTGGTGGCGGAAAGGTGGATCAAGCGGAAGCTATTCGAAGGGCGAGTATCTGTGTTGGATGTCAGTTCAACCGAAAGCCGCTTGGATGTACTGGATGCAACGCTCGCGTCCTCAAAGATGCTGTCAGAACACTTTCTCAACACGGAACAACGCCACTAGACGAACAGCTTCAAAGCTGTGAATTTTGCGGTTGCTTCATCAGAAGCATGGTGTGGTTTCCCATTGAAACGCTCCATAAATTTACGGACGCTACAGAGAACGCAAACCTACCAGCTCACTGCTGGAAAAAACGACCATGTACGGAAACCTAGCCCAACTGCCGCTCGAAACCATAAACGAGGAGGGTAAAGCTCCCGAAACTCGTATTGCCGACGCGGCATCGGCTCGCGAGATATTCCAAAAGCTCATCATGGCCGACGAGTTGCGGAATAGCACCCGCGCAAAGCTCCGTGGTCTTGTTGACGGCAATCCTCCGTACAATCCGGCAGAGCTTCGGCGCAACAACCAAGCGTTCCGCACCAACGTCAACTTCCGTGAGTCGGAAGCGTTCCTCACGTTGGCCATGTCAGCCTTCTACGATGTGTTCGCCGAGGTTCCGACTTACGCCAATGTCCGTACCGCTTACGGCAACGACATGGATAAGCGTGAGGAATGGTCGAAGATCATTACCGAGGAGTTCGACCGTCTTCAAAAGATGGATAAGGACTTCGACTACATCATGCAGCTTTCGCAACGTGAGATGGTCCTCATTGGCGATGGTCCGTTGATCTTCGAAGACGGCTCCAACTGGCGGTGCAAGGCCATCATGGCGACGGATCTTCTCGTTCCTGACGGCACCAAGTCGAATGTCAGCGATTGGAAGGTGGCCTGCGTTCGCACTCGCATGGGTGTCGATGATCTGTTCGAGAAGATTCAAGACGAACAAGCGGCGACTGCTGCTGGCTGGGATGTGGACTATGTCCGCCAGCGTATCCGTGCCGCGATGCCTGAGCCTTACCGTTCCGGTGTTCAGTACGATTGGGAGTTCTTCCAACGCCAGCTTCGCTCGAACGACATTACCTTCTCCGCACGGTCAGAGGTCGTGTTGATGTCCCACATCTTCTACAAGGAGTTCGATGGGCAGATCAGCCACGCCATCATTGACGAGCGCGACAGCGAGAGCTTCATGTATCGGAAGCTGCGCCGATTCAAGCGATGGGAGCAGATCATTCATCCAATGTATTACGACCGTGGTGACGGCGAGCATCACGGTGTGAAGGGTCTTGGCATCAAGATGCTTCAGGCGATGGAGCTGAAGAACCGGCTCCGCTGCTCGATGGTGGACAGTGCATTCGCTCGTACGCAGATCCTCTTCCGACCTCTCAACCCGAACGCTCTCAGCAAGACAAGCGTCGTTCAGCAAGGACCGTATGCTATTCTTCCCCCCGACTATGAAGTCATTCAGCAGAACATTGCTGGCGTTCTTGACGCTCCTATGGCGGTCAATGCGGACCTTGAGAATGTTCTTCAAGGCAATCTCTCTCAGTATCGCCAATCGCTCAACAAGCCGCAGGGCAATCCTCGTACTGCAACCGAAGTCCAAGCCATCGTGGCACAGCAGTCAGCAATCGGTAAGACGCAGCTCAGTCGGTATTACAACCAGCTCGATTCCTTCTTCGAAGAGCGGTACAACCGAGCCTCCAATCCCAACCTGAATCCGATTACTAAGTCGGATAAGGACGCGATTGAGTTCCAGCGTCGTTGCGCTGAACGAGGCGTTCCGGTTCAAGCCATGCTGGACATCGACTTCGTTGAAGCGACTCGCACGGTCGGTCAAGGTTCTCAGTTCGCGAAGCAGCAACTCCTCGGATCTTTGCTCGGTCTGCTTGGCTCTCTTCCCGAGGGCGGCAAAGTCAGCCTTTTGCGCGACTACATCGCCGCTCAGGTTGGCCAACAAATGGTGGACCGGTATCTGCCGACTCAGATCCAATCTTCGCGAGTTCAAGATCAGACCGCGCTGGCTGTTCTGGAGCATTCGTCGCTCCGCCAGGGAAACATGGCAATCGTCACGGATACGCAGAATCAAATCGTTCACATCGACACGCATCTTGCGGCGGCGAATGAGGCTGCTGCATCGATCCAGCAGGGCGGCAATCCGCAGGAGATTATGCTCTTTTTGCAAGGCATTGGTCAGCACGTTCAGGATCATCTGGCTCGACTCTCCACCGATCCTACTCGTCGTCCTCAGGTCGAAGCCTACGCGCAGCAGCTCCAGATGCTTGTTCAGACTGTTGAGCAGCTTGGTCAGCTTTTGCAGCAGCAGCAGGAGGCAATGGCGCAGCAGCAGCAGGCTCAGGCGATTCAGCAGGGTTCTGATCCTCGTACAGCCGTGATGAATGCAGAGGTTCAATCGAAAATCGCTCGCCAGAACGCCGAAACTATGGCCAACATTCAGCGTCAGAACACGAAGGCGATGGCAGATTTGGCTCGCCGGAATGCGAAGACAACCGCTGATATTCAGCGAGCGAATGCAACTGCCGAGTCTAACTTGGCGCGACAGGGATGAAAAATGGAGAACAAATTATCGATCAACTATGTAACGTGCAGACGCCAGCCGATGTTCCAGTGGTTCGTTGAAACCCTGATTTCCCAGTACGAATCAGGTGTTGTCACCGATCAGATTGTCTTCATCGACTCGTTCTTGCACTACGAGGATGGCAGAAAGGAAAAGCTCGAAAAGATTGTCGGCGGAAGATTCGAGTACCTTCACATTCCGCCAAAGCCATCGATCTGGAGAGGAAAGTACCGCAAGACGAAGACAAACTTCTTCGATGTTTCCTCGACCAGAAACACTGGGATTTTAGTCGCCAAAAACGACCACGTTGTTTTCGTTGACGACCTCAGCGCACTGACAAGTGGATGGATCGATTTCCATCGGAAAGCCGCATCAGAAAAATTCGTGTTCTGCGGTGCGTACGACAAAGTTTCGGAAATCGTCATCGAGAACAACAAGATTGCGAGCTACAAGGCTAAGAATATGGACGCCAGAATGACCGCTCAACCTGGCGATGAAAACATATCGATTGGAGGTGGATGGGTTTTTGGTCAGAACGTGAGTTTCCCGGTAGAGTTCTTGGAAAAAATCAACGGTTACGATGAGTTTCTAGCTCGTAGAGGCTGTGAAGACTGCAATCTTGGTGTTCGACTTGAAAACGCTGGTTACAGAGGTCGTATTTTCTACAACAAGAACTGCCTCGTAATAGAAGACGAAGCGATGCACTGGTGTGCGGAAAACCCTGTAGATGAATTCTATGCGAAACGGGTTTGGAAATCAGATTACAAGCGGCATGAAGAAGTTAGCGAATTCATGTGCAAAACAATGGAGGCGATTGAGCAAAAGCATTTATATGCAGATAGAAAATTTAGAACGATTGACACAAATTTTGATTTAGTTAGCGAGCGGGAACTCTACAGGAAAACCGGAGAATTCAAGCCAGTTGGCGATTGTGATTACTTTGATTTTGACGGTGAAAATTTGAATCAAATCTAAAAATTATGACGAGCGAAGAAAACATTGTTCAATTCATCGCAGATAACTTCCCGAAGATGGGCGGTTGGTGCGATGCGAAGAAAGGTTTGGAAATCGCCAAACTTGTTCTCGAAACAAAACCTCAGCGCATCGCTGAAATTGGAGTATTTGAGGGGAAGTCAACGATTGCTCTCGCCCAGGCTTGCAAGCTGAACGGAAGCGGAACCGTTTACGCTATTGATTCTTGGAAGAAAGAGGACTGCCTCGACGATGAAGCGGTTGCGAACCAAGAATGGTGGTCAACACTTGATCTGGACAAGCATTACGAATCTTTCGTAGGCCACACTGTTCGAGCTGGCGTTGTTCGTCATATCCAGTATTGCCGCATGTCGTCATGGGATGCGTCACGGTTTCTGCCCGACATGGATATGGTCCACATCGACGCTAATCACGCCGAATGGCCGTCTACTAGCGATGTCGTCAACTGGCTTCCGAAGCTCAAGGTTGGTGGTTATCTGATCATGGATGATGTGAACTGGGAATCGACTCAGACCGCTCTCAAGTTCGTCTTGAAACGCTGCGAATTCATTGCTCGATTTGAACTGAATGAGAGCGTTTTTGCCATTTATCGTAAGTTGAAGTAATCTTTGCAATTAGAGCGACTAAAATTATGGGTTCACCTTTCAATGGAGATACGTTCATCGAGCAGGAGTTTCTTTACCTCAAAGAACGCTTCGGGCTGACAACTGCTGTCGAAACCGGCACTCACGAAGCTGACACTACCGTTTGGCTGGCAAAAAACTTCCTCAAGGTTGTTTCATGCGAGTTGGACCATGATCGTGTCGAGAAAGCGAAGGAGAGGTTCAAGCTCGAAAGTGTCCATGTTGAGATGTTCGAGGGAAGCAGCGATGCCTGCATGAACTGGTTCATCCCGCATCACGGAGTTGGACATGACACGATCTTCTTTCTCGACGCTCACTGGAACGACTATCTGCCGCTGCTTGAAGAGCTTGAGGCAATCAATCAATACGACCTGCATCCGGTTATCGCCATCCACGACTTCAAGGAACCGACCGGACAGCTTGGATACGACAGTTACAATGGACACGACATCTGTCTTGGCTACATCAAGGAGAAGCTGGACGCGATTTACCGCGCAAAGACGCTGACTCAGAGCTACGGGTACAGCTACTACTACAATCATCCAAGTCGATGTGTTGGTGCGCGTCGCGGAATTATCTACATCCTCCCGAACCGATGAAACTACAGCTCGAAAAGACGCCGTGCTTCATCGTCTCGAAGCCTGGGAGCGAGAAGGAGCGACGCTGCATCCGCTACATGAAGACATTCGGAATCGATGCGGTTCCGATGTACGGATTTAGGTCTGACAACTGCGGAATCTCGACCGACTACTACCATTCGCGTGAGAAAGAGAAGGCGAAGGTCAAAACAATCGTCGCCGGACTCAGCCATTTTTCTGTCTGGTCGGCCATCAAGTGGATGGTTGAGTCGAAGATAACCGACCATCGCACATTCCTGATCGTCGAGGATGACGTTGAGTTTACATGCCCCGATTGGAAGACTGCATTGTCAAAAAACTTGGCAGTTCTTCCTGAAGATTGGCATGTCTTGTACATTGGAAGCTGTTGCACAGACGATGTGAAGCTGCACCGCTATGTTGGGCAGAACATTTACAAGCTGACCCAAGGCATGTGTACCCACTGCTATCTTGTAAATTACGAAGGTGTCTGCAAACTCCTCGAAACGAACCAGAAGGTTTGGTGTCCAATCGACATCCAGATGCTGGTGGATTCGATGCCTAGGATGAACTTCTACGGGATTCTTCCGAGGCTCGCGACGCAGGAGAACACAAAATTGCATCCATGATGAAAGACATCATCCGAAGTCTGTCTCTTAAAGCTCTCAAACGATTTGCAAATGGTGGTGATGGTCAAGCCGATTTGCTCATGCAGATCGAGGATTTGCGGAAGACGCTTGAGATTCGAACCAAAGAACACGAAGAGCATCTGACCGAGGTCCGCGAGGAACGCGATCATTGGCTCGCTGAATACGACGAAATCAAATTCGCAGCAGAGTTTCTAATGAGCTACGCAAAAAACGACGTACCCAAGCTGGCCGAACAATGCGACTGGGAGGTTGGCAAAATCACGCTTCCTGAGGAGGTTGGAACCTACTATTTCAACCCTGCAATCGTTCAGGAACCAAGCGGTCAGATCCTGCTTTTCACCCGACGCTGCCGTAACAAGCGCGAGAAGGATGAGGACGTTTACCTTGAGAAGAACGACATCGTTATCTTCGAGCTGACCAAGGATCTTGGAGCAATCAAGAAGGCGTTGCTCAACCTTACCTCGCATTTTCCAAACGAGCAGTTCGAAGATCCGCGCATCGTCAAGTTCGGCGACAAGTACGGACTAAGCTGCTGCACGTTTATCCCGTTCAAGAGCTACGCGCATCAGGCGATGTTCGTCTTGGACAAGCAGTTCCTGAACGTCGCCCGATTCGATCCGATCTACGGAAACAACTACGCCCAGGCGATGGTGAACGATGGCCATGAGAAGAACTGGCTCTACTTCACGCACGATAACGCGCCACACATGGTGTATTCTGCCAATCCTCATGTCGTAGTGCGCCTTAATGGGCGTCTTGAGAAGGAAGCGGAGTACGTCACCGACGAGTTCAATCCGCTCTGGAAGTTTGGCGAGGTGCGCGGCGGCTCGAATCCGATTCTGGTCGATGGCTTGTACTGGACCTTCTTCCACAGTTCATTGCCGTGGATCAACAAGAAGCGTCGTTACTACATGGGAGCGTACGCATTCGAGGCTAAGGCACCGTTCCGCATTGCACGGATGACGACGTTGCCGCTTCTCACTGGAACGAATCAACAGGACTGGTGGCCGGGATTGCCTGCGGTCGTTTTCCCGTGCGGAGCGTTCTACGACAGCGCGAAGAATCATTTCGTCGTCTCGTACGGCATCAACGACGTTGATTGCGGCTACATCAAGCTACCGTTGGCCGACATGCTGGAGGTGACGAAGGTGATTCGTCCCAAGCGCGATGTCGTCAACAAGGAGAAGCCGATGAAGCTAGACGACATTCTCGATCCAATTCCGCAGAGGCATAAACTCAAACGACATCTAACAACACGATATGATCAACTGGCTAAGAGGCTCGACGAAGAACCGCAAGGAGACAGTGAAGAACCTGATGGAGCTGCCTGAGGTAAATATCCAAGATTGGATAGATTCCGATCAACATGCTGAGCTAGGCAAGATCCTAAGAACTCCAATTCTACGCATGGCGATTCGTATCGTCGCAGAGTCGATGCCTATCCCGATGCCGTCTAACGTGAGCAAGGAATCGGACATTATTTTTGCTGCCGGTGTAACCGCTGGCTACGCGCATTGTCTTGAAAACCTTCGTAAATTGTCGGTGAATGACACTACTAAAGAACCTGAAGCAACCTTTGATAAGCAATACTAACTAACACTATGGAAGAACCACTTAATACACCTCTGGTAAACTCGGCGAAAATGCCGGACTTCGGCAGTTCATTCATCGACGCATTCAAGGCAAGCGGTCTTGAGGATGCGGCATCGGCTGATGAGTCGGCCAATTCTGCCTCGCAGGTTGTTGAGCAGAAGCAACCGAAAGCTGATAGCACGGCGAAGCCTAACAAGTCCGAGATGGACATCGAGCGGTTGTTTGGCGCGAAGAAAGGTGATGCAGTCGCCAATGATTCAGCAGCCGCTGATTCGGACATTCCTGAGTCGATCAAGTCTACGAAGGCCGCTGATGCTTTCCGTAAGATCAAGGAGGAGAAGGCGCAGCTCGCGAAGCAATTAGTGGAGCTGAAGGCTGGCAAGATTCCGAATGCGAACTCTGAGGCGCAGCTTAAGACGTTGCAGGAAGAGCGTGACGCGCTTTCTGAGCGTGTTCGATTGCTGGACATCGAGCGTCATCCTGAATTCGTTAAGAAGTACGAGAGCAAAATCAGTGGCGTCTTCGAGTCGATGAAGAGTCTTGTCGGAACCGAAGGCGATAGGCTCATTGGCCTACTCAAGTCGCCAGAGAACGACTATCGCAACTCGCAGATCGACGACATCGTTGAGAATCTTTCATCGGCCAAGAGGGCCAAGCTCGGCGCGCTGATCGTCAAGTACGACGAGATTAACGGCGAGAAGACTGCGGAGATGTCTGAGGCGAAAGCCGATTACGATGCGGTCATCTCGAAATACCAGAAGGATACTGAAGAGGGTACGAAGGCTGCATTGGAGTCGGCCAGTAAGACCTGGGCGAAGGTGAGCGAGAACGCTCGCGCACTTGAAATCTTCGAACCGCGTGAGGGCGATGAGGAATGGAATGGCGAGCTGAACCAGCGTCTAGGTCTTGCCAAGCAGATATTCAATGGTGAGAACAGCGAAGAAGACCTCGCCAAGGCCGCTCTTTGGGCCGCTGCCGCACCGAAATACCGTGAGCTTCTCTATTCTCAGGTCGAGGTAAACAAACGCCTACAAGCCGAATTGGCGAAGTATCGAGGCAGCGAGCCGGGAGTCAGCTCGAAGGCGACGAATCCTGGCTTCAAGTCGGCGAATGTGAACGCTGCCAAGAGCGAGGACTTCGTTGCGAGTGTCTTGAAGTCGTTGGGACGCTGAAAACAATTATCCCCCGATGGTTTCTTAGCCACCGGGGGATTTTCGTTTCAATTACTTGCCTCGATAAGGACCGCTTCCGCTCGGAACCGGCCTAGGCTGAGGTCGAACAGGCGGCTTAGGAGGAGGAGACTGCTTGTAAGGTCCGCTGCCACTGCCACCGACGGCGGGAGAACCTTTATACGGCGCGTTATTGCTCATTCTTTTGGAAGTGCATACCAACCTTCATGGATGGTGATGCGGTTATTACTACGCACGTTTTTGCCGTTCGCGTCAACCACCCAAACCTTCGCCTTGACGCTCTCAGCGAGGCGCACAGGCTCACCGTGGGGGACGTAAATCACCCTGCTCGCGCAGCTTACGCTCATGCTCGCGCACACGATCAAGAAGACCGCGCTTAAGATCAGGTTGTTTCTTGGCGTCTTCACTTGAGATGTCTTGTTTCGTCAGTGAATGAAGCCAGATGACCAGCTTCATCACCAAGTCGGCCAAGAAGTTCATTCAGCCTTCGAGGCGTTCTTCTTGTTATTGAAGATCGACCAAGCGACTCCGATGATGCTGACTGCGGCACCGGAAACCTCGGCGACTTGATCGGCACTTGCCAAACCTTTGGCGACGAGGAAACCGCCAGCAGCGGAGAGAAGATGGCGGATGAGAGAAGTAATGTTCGGGTTCATTTGATTTTGCGGTACAGGTCGATGGCTTTTGCTAGACAGACGAGAAGAGCGGTGACGGCACCTAACGCGAGCGATGCCGTCTTGAGATTCGGGTCTGAGAAAATCGCGTTCCCGAGAATGCCAATGACTGGTCCACTCGCTGCCGCAATAATGTCTCGCATAAAGTGGGACTCGGTCATGGCGTTGTTTTAGTTGACGGCGACTTCCTGAGACGGCTGCTTGGCAGCTTCAAGGATGATTTCGTAGAGAGGAAGTCCGGCTCGGATATTGTTGATATTCCCGGCCTTCATTCCGATTTCGACGAGTTGCAGCAGTGCGTTGGTTTGGTCGATGGTCAGTTCAATTTTAATCATGCCGCGAGAACTTTAGCCACTGCAGTATTCTACGCAACCAAAACCGGCTTTACCCACGGCAGCGGCAAAGCAACAACCGGCGGGTTGATCTGGTTGTTGATCTGCGCGGTGACGTTTGCCTCGATGGCAGTCTTGTCCACGCCGTTGGAGAAGCACCAGTCCAGCACCTGCGCTTCGGTCAGTTGGTCGTAAGGCGTGAAGCCGGAACCAGCGGGAGGAGCGAACGAACAGGAGCCGTAGCAAGTGCCGCTGTAGGCTTCGTCAGCACCGTTGCAACGCCAGTCGGCGGTGATTACGACATCGGTGTTGGAGCCTTCAACAGGCTTGGTGAGAAGGCGTTCGATGAGCCAGAGGTTGGTCATGGTGGGATTGATTAGGCGTTGGTCATGGTGGGATTGATTAGGCGTTGGCGATGGTGGTGACGGTGCCGGAGCTTCCACGGTACTTCAGCGCACCGGCTTCGACGTAGAGTTGGCCGCCAGTGACGTTCGCAGTCGGAGCGGTTCCGTTGGCAATCTGGATTGTTTTCGCAGCGGTGGTTCCGGCGGTGGCAAGACCCACCAGCAGGTTACCAAGAGCATCCAGCGTCATGGCTTGGGTGGGAGTGAACACGCCTCCAGCGGTTCCGCTAGTAGCATTGTACCAATTGTGAACACCGTTTTCGATGCTGTAGATAGCCGCAACACCATCGTTTCCGTACTTCCACTCAGGTCCGGCATTGTAAGCCAGAACAGCGTTTCCTGATAAATATATCAGTTCAGAACCAACAGATAGCGAAGCAGTTCCCGCAAATAAACCGCAACCAGCTTTTCCAAGTTCAAGCGTCTTGTAAAAGACTGAACCACCTGCACTCGGCGTAACTCCGATGCCGACGTTGCCCGCTGAGTCCAAAGTCAAAACATTGGAAATCGCCGCATTGCGGAAGATCAGCGGACCCTGACCACCGTTCGCCCATGCATAGTTGATGGTCGTTCCAGCGGCATCAGTAGCTCCGTTTGCCGTGACTACAAAAGTGGCGCGTTGGCTTAATATTGTAAGAGCATTTGCAGTTGCGGAGGCATTGGTAGTAGCTCCAACAGTTAGCAATCCAGTGTTCGGACTTCCCCCCACCCCAAGTCCGGTGGAGTTGAGGGTCATCCGAGTGCCGCCTGCGCCGTCGAACCAAGTGAACAAACCGCTCGAAGCAACTCGATATTGCTCCGCCATTGCATCAGCACCGTTGCCGCATAGAAACGACAAATAACCGACATCAGTGCCGTTTAGAACACCGTCAATCTGTGCAACCTTTTCGTTGGTTCCGCCTGCCAGCCACTTGATGAAAGAGCCGTCGCCGCCAGCACCGGCGGCAGTACGCAGTGAAATGCCAGAGGTGATTCCGCTGCCGCTTGCACGGTAAATGTCCAAGTCAGAAGTCGGACTCGCCGTACCAATACCCACCCGATTGTTCGTCGAATCAACCTTCAGCGTCGAGGTGTCCACCGTCAGATTGCCGGTGATGGTGGCGGCTCCTGGACAAACGATGTTGTTGCCGCTCGGCCCGACCGCCGTGTACAGCTCCGTAAAGTTCAGATTGCAATAATCGAACGAA